CTCAAAGTCGAATTGGGTAAGGAGAGCCCAGACGCATGGCGTCGAATACGTGAGAATCTTATAGAACAACACGAGGTAGATTTTGAATGAAGCCCAACCCCCGGTACTCATACATGCCCATCAGTGATTTGATGGGTTATGGGCACCCTTCGTCTACTCTTTTACACAAGAAGGACCAAGTTCTGAAAGATGATTTTCCATTATTTATTGATGGGGTGACTCACATTGTCACCAAGTGGGCCGAACAAGTAAGCACTGTCACTGGGGCTCCTACTATCGACATTATAGAAACAAACATTGAGCCATTCTATTTGTTGAGTGATGTGTATGATGAACTTCTTGTTCAAGACGATGAGAATGTTTTTGATTTGCGCAAAAAGGCACTGATGTATTTATCTCAATGTAAGTGTGTTTTAGATAAATTAGAAATGTCTTACAAGCGCCCTCAAATGCTCAAACAGTTTTACATTACTTTGGGTGAGCGTCTCAAAAAATCTGTAATTGCACTAATGGAGGACGATGAATGCCTCTGAACATGGGACGTGGTACAGATACGAGGATATACAATCCTCATAGTGAATCATCGTATATGTTCCGTGATAATGATGAAGACCAAGAAAGATATGGTCGAGGGGATTCAGAGTTCCATGAAGAAAAGGACAATGAGAAAAAGACACGTCGCCAATTACAAAACGAAAGGCTGGATAAGATACGTCCATTTTCACTCACAGACTTAGACATGAGTATGGCACAAGAGGAAGAAACCAGTGATACTGGGGAAGAACCTGATGAGCCGGAATTTGATGCTCGACCCTCTGGGAACATCAATGACGATACTGCGGGTTCCCGTGGCCATATGTTAGACGTGGCTGTGGGGGCACGAACAGGAACAGGCTCTGCTATGGGTGGTATTCCTACAGGTCCACCGGGTCCTGTTGGTAATTTTGGTATGATTCGTCGCTCTGATGCAGAAGAGGCTGCTTGGTCTGAGTTATTGAAAATGACAGAGGAAGAACAACAATTTTACTATACTCCTGAGAAGATAAAAACAAGAACACAGCGTAGCCGGAACCGTTCACCTTTCAGAAGAGACCGCCTTCCTGTCGCCTTAGATGATGCAATAGATGTGCATCACGCACAGGTTCAAGATAGATATGAAGAACTCAAATTCCCTGAACATTTACGTCAGGCACATCACTCATATCCTCCACTCAAAGAAGCGAGATTACGTGTCCCTTCAGAATCATTACATCTTTTGCCTTATGAGGCAGGGGAAAGAAACAAGATTGCTGATTTAGGGCCTCTTGCTAGAGATTTAGATATGAATCCACGTGAAATATATAACATACAAGATGCGTTTCCTCATTTAATTCCTACTGAATTTAGAGAAGATGAACCACCATCACCTTCTGATAAAGAAGATGTCATTGAAGAAATGGGCGGTATGATGTTTGTTAATGGGCAGATGATGAGCCCAGAGGAGTTTGCCCAATATCAAGCACAAAAAGGAGACATAAAGGGCGACCCCTTAGAAATGGCTTGGTCTGAGTTGCTTAAATCAAAGAAAAGTAAACACGATGATGTACAAAGGGGAGGAATTGGTACATCTGGTACTCGTCAAGAGCGTCGTAAAGAACATCGTAAGAAATGGGCGCAAAAGAAATTCAAAACAGGTGGTGGTCGTCGACAAGATTTGCAAACTATACGGAGGCATAAAAGAAGACAGAGAATGTTAACTCCTCGGCATAAGGCTGGTAGTGGGCAAAAGGGTGGTTTGTTAGAATCGGGTTTAGCGGCTCATATGGCCCATCTTGGTGTAAAAAGTAAACAGCCAAAAAGATACGAGGATGTGCGTGGCTACTCACAACAAATGGGCCAACAAGCAGGCCGTCGTCGTCGAGGAGATATTGCACTCCCTTATAGTGAACATGCAATGACAGGAGAGGTGACACAGAACCCCGGCCCTACGGGTTCAGGGCGTTTACAGCGCTTACCCGGTGAGAGTCGAGGTATGCCACATGTGCGCCGCCCTCGTCTGCGACGAGTGACAGGGTTTACTCCTCACACAGCATCTACTGCTCCCACTGCTCCCCGCCTTCCTGCTGCTGCTTCAATGGGACTACCGTCCGCCAGTTCAATAGCAATGTCTGAACCAAGTGAAATAGAGCAGATACGCAGTGATATACTCAAGGCTCGTAAAATAACAGATTACGCCCATTTCGCATGGATGCGTAATATGCTTAGAGAAATTAAAGATAAGTTGGATAAGGTCAAGAAAACTGCTACGAAAGATACCTCTGGTGGGGGAGACGATAAACCACAACATGCATCAAATCATACACGTCGACAAACAAGTCGACCTAAAGGTGCGACAGAAACAAGCCCAGATGATGACCCACGATTTTGGGGTGCTCACCCCGGTGATTTGGTGGGGCAGCACTGATGTTGTTGACTCGTTTTATCCCTAAGTCGCCCGAAGATGAGATTCTCAAGGGTATGGGGGTTGTCCGTTATATTGATGGTGACCTTCATTCAATGATACATCCACCAGAGGAGTCGATTAATCCTGAAGGAGAAGACCACCCTGCTTTTCATCATGATGGGCAAGGAAATTTACTACCTGCAGAGACAGGTGCTCATCCCATTGATGGTGTCATCAAAATGCTCGATAGTCGTTTAGAAGAATATCGAGCAGCATTGTCAGAAAGAGCACAACAGGGTGATGAGACTGCTGCTCGTTTGTTACAGGAGTTACAGGGTTGGACTGGTGGCGCTCTTGTAGATGAAGCCATTCGATTACATAATCAAAAACACCCTAACCAACCGTTACCCCCAAAAGACTCCCCCGAATACAGAAAAAACACTATCGACATTTATCCTGATAGAGACAAAAAGGGCAATGTTTTCTTGAATGATGGAAACACATTGGTTAACTATTGGTCAAACAAGGGCATTCCCTCTGGTAAAGACCCCGGATATGGATATGAATCTGGGGCAATACATTTTGGTTCTGAATTACATGATATATTGAATAATTCAGCCTTTATGCAAGCAGTCCGCTATTTGGCACAAACTGGTACACCCATCAGTGGTATGAACGACCGCACCCCTCCTGAGATGTTGACTTCTCAAGCACATCTTCAGCAAGATATGGGGCGCAATTACATTAACCCACATCTACTATCTTCTCATCCCGGCCATGAGATACATCGCTTTCCAACACGTAAAAGTGGTAAATTGGATATGAGTGAAATGGCAGGAAGGTTTGGGTTTGAGGACCAAATGCATCACCCAGAAGGACTACATGCGTCACAAATCATGCATCACCTCCCCTACGAGTTTTTCAGTAAAGATGGGCGAGCCATGAATACTGAGAGTATTGCTAAAGAGATATCTGGGATTATGCAACATCCTGATGTTTTGAATCATTTTTCACAAGTAGAACTCCCCAGTGGTGCTACATTGGCAGACTACAACACTCCTGAAGGGATTTCTGCTTTAGCAGAATACATATCTCGCAAACCTGCGACAAAATTGTTGTTTGGTGGTAGGGCATATACACAAGGTGAAACTGGTTCAAAAAAGGGCAGTCAAGTTTACAATATGGTGAAACGCATAGTGGGTTCATTAGATGAACAAGGGTTGCAAAATTTTCACGCCCATAAACAAAGCATGGGCCAATCTGCTTCCCATCGTGGTGTAACAAGTGATATTGCTGCTTTGGCTAATGTGTTCGGCCCACATGCTGATAGTGGAGACCGTGCACATTTCCATGCAAATACAGATAATCACGAAGAAGAAAAAGATGCACGATTTTTGATTGAGCATTTAGCAAGAGGGCATATGATTGCTAATGGTTTAGACCATCACACTCCACGGCCAGAACAACCGACTGGGGTACCTCATTATGAGCCAACACGAGGGGTTCCTTACGAACAACTTGTGGGGTCACATAATCGCAATCTCGCACAACAGGGAGTATATGGTCACACTCCACCTGCTCCAGCCCCCGAACCTGTACCAAAAGAGCCTTCTGCTCAATTAGATTTAGGAGCACTTTACGCACAGGCCGATGATAGAGAAAAAGAATTGGCTCGTCGTTGGGCCACAGGAGAGCCAACTCCTGATGGTACATTGACCCCTTGGATGAAGACTACTTCTGCTGGTTGGGATAGTGCAAAGGCACTTGCTCGTTCAGATGAATTGCGTAAATTTTGGAAGTGTGTGCGATGAGTGAGCCAATGGATTATGCATGGGGCATGCTCAAGCAACAAGATGGTCTCAAGCAACAAGATGGTCCGTTAATGGCAGTGGGTGGTCAAGGGCAAGGGGGTTTTACAACACCTCAAGTGTTGGTGTCAACGTCAGGAAGAAATGGTGGCACTAAAGGTATGGGTGTAAGAGACCAACTTCGATATGTACTTGGTCGCAAAGAAGGTAAAGAGGCAATGAGTCAATTTGGTGACAGGCGATTTGAAGAAGGGGAAAGAGGGCAGAAGGTAATCCCAGAAGTTAAAGAACCAAGTCGTGGGCGAGTGGCTGCTGGTTTAGCGGCTCGTGGTTTAAATTTGGGCTTACGTGGCGCTGCTGCTTTTGAGGGATTTGAACAAGGAGTGCATAGTGGAGGTAGTCTTGGTCAAGCACTCACTGGTGCTTATTATGGTGGGGTGGCTGGTGGTATTCCTCAACTTGAACAATGGGCTGACCCTACACGTCGTTATGGTCAATATAAGCAACAGCAGGGGGAACAGCAAGCGGCACAAAATAAGGTCGATTCAGCAGCACTTGAGGACCCAGATGCAAATAACCAAGAAAAAGAAGAGGAATTGAGCCCTTTACCACCACCACCGGCGTCGGAATCACCAATTCAGGTGGTCACAGATGTAAACTCACAGAAAATAGCAGAAGAAGCGCAGCGGCAAGAACAATTACGGCTACAGCGAGAGCAGCAAGCGCAGCAGCAGCAGTGGCAGCAGCAGGCAGGGCAGCAGCAGGCAGGGCAGCAGCAGAGTTTCTTACAACCAGTAGGTCCTCCGAATATGCCCCCACTACCACCGGGACAACAGCAAGGATACTAAGGAGATAATCAATGACTGAAGCAGTCGATATGCAACAAATGGTCCTTGAAGTGGACCGTGAGATGTGTGCAAAATCGTTTCATTACTTCTTTACTGATGTTTTGGGGTTTCATTACAGCCATCATCACAATGAGTGGGTTGAATCCCTTCAACAAAACAAATACTACGTTGTGAAAGCATCTCGTGACCACGGTAAATCAACGCTTTTTATGTCGTATGCGCTTTGGTTAGCGGCTTTTACTCCTAAAACTCACATCATGGTTTTCTCTCACTCTTTGGAGCAGACATTGGAGCACATGAGATTCATTCGCTCACAAATTGTTACTCACCCAGTTCTACAACATCTCAAACCAGAAGGACGCCCATGGGCTAAGTCATATCTGGATTTCACTAACAAAAGTCGTATTATGGGTAAGTCGGTTGGTGGAGCAACTCGTGGTTTCCACCCTGACGTGGTTGTGTGTGACGATATTTTATGGGGCAGTACCGCAAGTGAATTGGCACGTACTGCTGATTGGTTTTACTCAGTTCTTCTCCCTGTTCTGCACCACACAGGACGCCTGATGATGGTGGGGACTCCTTTCAGTTACAATGACTTGTATGCTGAATTAGAGCGCAAAGATGCGTTCAAGGTACAGACATATCCTGCTATCAATGAAGATGGTGAGGCTCTTTGGCCTGAGCGTTGGGACTTAGATGCTCTAGACCAGCGACGTATGTCAATGCCTGCCATTCAGTTTGCACGTGAGTATCTGTGTGAACCTATTCACGATGTTGCCAGTATGTTCCCGATGGACATACTTGAGGCGGCAAGGGACCCTGAATTAAGCCTATTACAGAGGGCAGAAACTAATGATGATGGCACTCCTTTTGGACAACACTTCATTGGTTGGGACCCTGCTATTGCTTCAGATAAGAATGCTGACTATACTGCTATGATTGTCATGAGAATGCCTGATGATGAAGTGAAACAAATCATTCATGCTGTACATGAAAAAGGATTGAATTCTCAGGCACAACGTCGTATGATGATGCTACTCAACAATCGTTTTCATGCGGATTTGATTGAATTAGAAGGTAACAACTTTCAGCGTATGTTTGCAATGGAAATGAGAGACACTGATATTCCAATCCGTACATTCATGACAACACGGCAAAAGAAAGAGAGTCTATTCATGAGCCTCCTTCTTGCGTTTGAGCAAGGTAAAATCCGAACTCCATATGCAGATGAAGAGAGTAAGAGATTTACGCACAAATTAGAAACTGAACTCAATCGTTTCGGAATGACAAAGTGGGGCCGACTTGAGAGTGTGGGTACTCACGATGACCTTGCAATGGGTTTGGCTTTGGCGAATTGGGCAACAAAGGAGTTCAAAGGAAGCGTTGTAATGCTTGATGATTATTTACCGGGTTTCGATGATTGGGTTATGGGCACTCCCAAAAAGCCGTCTTGGTTTGGTGTTTGAAATGGTATGGGCTTCGTCTTTATTGAATGAATTAGAGGATATTCCTCAATTTGATTCAATCTCCAAAGAAATGACAGAAATATGTGGAGAGTTGCTCAGGCACCCGGTCTATGCGCAATATCCTGAAGTTGTGACAAAGTCAGTCAAGGAAATGTTAGGTGGTGAAGAATATGAATCCCCTATTCCATTTGGTCACGATGGTGAGGGCTGGTTTGAATTACATATGGGGCGTTCAGCCAATGAAGTTGTGAGGTCCTTGCGCAAAGCACGCAGACAACATAAAGACATCAAAGAAGATATTGATATTGTCATACGTAGCGTTCGTAAATTGAAAGAAGAGGAAGTAGAAGCCACTCTCAAATCAATAGGGTGGGCCTTAGAGCATCAAAGCACAATACGCAATATGGGGCTGAGTGATAAGACTCTCAAAACCTTGAGGCGACGTGGTGTAGAGCAAAAAGATACACTATTGAGAGCCTGTCAACGCTGGGAGCGAGCAGATGCTTTACTCAAGACATTAGAACAACATGAGGGTGTTTGGGGAGAAGATGAACAAAAGAAATGGGTTTGGGCAATGGACGAAAGAACCAGTGCCAAGAAGTCATGGTCTAATACACTTAATCCACGTGATATGTTGAACAAAAGTGAGCAAGAATGTATGGTTCTTGCAACAGAAGAATTGAGAGAAAAAGGAGCAATGGATGCTGCTACAATCTTGGATAACATACTTGGTAAGTGTTCTGGAAATTTGAAACGTATGTTGACAGCACGTCGTTTGGGTTTATTGTTCAAAATGTATGGGGATGAATATGGTATCATGAAAGGGGCACGCAGAGGCGAATACATACTTCAAGAGAGGGGAGAATTAGTACTCAAAGAAGATGAGGCTTGGTCTTATGCGGCAGGGTTCCTTGATGCAGATGGATATATTTCAATCACTGGAAGAGGAGAGCCCAGAGCGGGTTTCATAGCAACAGGTGACCGGGGCAGAGCCCATTGCGAGGCTCTACACAAAACACTTGGATGTGGAGTTTTACAACTTGACCAGAAAGTGTACAAGGACGGACAACGAAGTCAACATCGTTTGCAATTCTATTCCAAAGATGATATGCGTAAACTATTGGCAGGCATACAACCCCATCTTAGACTAAAGGGGATGCAAGCCAAAGCAGTACTTGCATTCATTGATGAGAGTGACCCTCTCAAGAAAGAGAATCTCAAGCGCTTGGTCCAATATGAGAATTGGTCGGATAATGAAACAAAAAGTCAGCAAATGTTGAGTGATTGGGGTGTCAACATTGATACAGTAGCAAAATGGCGGGATGAATTATGAGCGACAGGCAAGGTCCAGTCAGGCGGGTCATATCGGCCCTTACTCGTCCTTTTCGACGTAAATCTACTCCTGAACCCATCATGCCCCTTTGGACAACGGGGATACAAGAACCAGTTTTAGCACAAGGAATTACAATTCCTGCATTGTATGCAGTGGCCAGTGAGAATTTGATTTTGCGTACAGTTTTGACTACTCTTAATCAAGAAATGTTTCGCCGTGGTTATTTTTGGGAGCCAAAATTCGTTAAGAAGTGTGACCAGTGTCATGAGGAATTCCAACACGATTTACCAATGTGCAATAAATGCGGGGGTGAGGTAAAGGGTCCCGACCATGAACAATTGAATTACCCTCAATGGATGTTACAACAAGAAAATTCCATGGGTCAATCTTTTCTCGATGTTATGAGAGAAGTTGAATATGACCTTGATGTGGTAGATGATGCCTTTTTGATTTTGGTCAAGGAATATTATCTTGATGAAAAAGGTCAACCCATTATGTCTCGTGTCAAAGAGGTAGTTCGTGGTGACCCTATCTTCATGCGTATTGTTGCGGATAAGAGAGGAGTGAGAGGCGGTAAGTATCGTGTGCGTCTCAAAGACCGTGTTAAGCCCATTTATCCGGGTGCAAGTGATTATGATGAAGATGAAATGTTTGATGTTCACTTTGTCAACACTGCTGGTAGTGGGAAAACACAGTATTTCATCAAGGGTGAGGTGCTTCATGTTAGCAAATACAATCCCAGTAAATTGTATGGTAAGGCCCCTGTAAACACCCTATGGCGTCAAGCAATGACATTGACTGCTATGGACAATTACATTTACACTGCTTATCAGAAGCGACGCACTCCGAAAGGTATTATCAGTGTTACAACTGACAATTTGGAATCTATGAAATCCTTCTGGAAAGCAGTAGATGAAAAGATGGAGAGAGACCCCCATTATGTTCCTAAGGTGGGTATTGAGTCTTCCAGTGGAAGAGGTGGGGTCAATTGGGTCAAATTCATGGATACTTTAGAGGAGATGCAGTATATTGCAGTGCGAGATGAAATTCGTATGCGTATGGCTGCTTTCTATGGTGTATCAAATGTCTTTATGATGGACACTGGTAAATCGGGTGGTCTGAACAATGAAGGTATGCAAATGGTTGTCACTAACAGGGCAGTTGAGTTTGGCCAAAAAGTGTACACGGATTCATTGTTCCCGAAATTACTTGCTGAGATGGGTGTCACAGATTGGAAACTTGCTCTTTATCCAAGTGAAGAAGAGGATGAAGTTACACGTCTTCGTAGAGATGAGATGGAAGTTAATATCGCTCAGCGTATGATGATGCTTGGTTTCAAGCCTGAACTCAAATCTGAGGGAGAAGAGGATTTGAGATTCGTGTATAGTAGCCCAGAAGAAGGGCAACAGCCCGGTATGCCGGGGATGATGCCCGGAGGTATGCCAATGGGCGGAATGCCAATGCAAGGTGGAATGCCACCAATGCAAGGTGGAATGCCAATGCAAGGTGGAATGCCAATGCAACATGGGATGGGTCATGGGTCTATGACAATGCCCGGTGCTCAGCCCGGAGGAGAGGGGGTTGGATTGCGAAATCGTGGCCCCGCTTCCCCACAAAATCGTAGTGCTGTGAGTGGTTCCCCTGTTTCAAGTGTTCAACAAAGAGGTCCTCAACCCGGCCCAGCACAACGAAACTCTAAGGCAATGATGGATGCAAGACGCCCCCGTGGAGCATAAGAACATTGAAAGATGGAGGCCCTTTGGAGTGATTGATATGACTGAATTATCGAAGATGGACCCCATGGCTCGTAAACTCGGGGCCGAAGTAGAATCTTTCCACAAAGCAATTGACTCTGGAGATGTAACAAACGCTCGTTATCACATCAATGAAATACAGAAGTTTGCTCAATTTTTGGCCAGTGATATTGAGAGTGCAGTGGCTAAATCTGACAAGACCCAAGGCGTGAATGACATTTATGCTGGTGGAGTCCCAGTACGCAAGTTTGAACAAAGTGAAAGGAATTACCAGACCAGTTCAGATGTTCTGGCTGGATATGTACGAGCAAGCGCAGTGCGCTCCCCAATGAAGAAACTAAGTCAACGGGATATGTGAAAACATGAGTGACGGAGAAGATGGGGCAAGTCGTCTCATGGAGACTCTTATCACAAAGATGGAGTCAATGGATGGTCAACTACAGATGTTACAATCTGAAAACACCATTTTGAAACAGATTCTTATGGACCCAGCCGCTCTTTTGCGTAAAGCAGGGTTTGTTTCCACAAGCACTCCTTTTGCTGAGGGCATGGTGGTTGATGCTTTCCGTGGGGATGATGATTCTATACTCAAAGGAACAGACGATTTCTCTGTGCCTGATAACAACGAAGAGTTCCATGCAATGAGTTGGGACGATATACACGCAATGGCAGATAGTGCCAAATCCCTTGGTCTAACCGACCAGTCAGTTCCACCAGTAGCGGGGTTGGACGCATGAGACCGAGATATAGCGAAATTTCACCAGAAGTAGAAGAGTTAATGCTCAAGGCACTACGTTTGAATGAGCGTATTGAGAAGGCTAAAGATAAGAAATGCCCTAAGTGCAGTAAACTACTTTCAGAATGTGGATGTGACAAAGAAGGCTATGGGAAAATGGGCTACATGGAAAAGTCTGAACCCGAATACAGTGGTCAAAAAGAGGGCTCAACTGTTGGGCCATCTCACTTTGTGACGGAAACTGGAGGACAAGTGAGGACTGCTCCTTATTGGACCAATGGTAATACAGTCGAGGTTGAAGATATTACCAATAAGGGAGCGAACAAAGAAGAAGTCAATCTTGAAACTATACATCTGAATCCTCACACTAAGACTGGTGTAGACAGACTTGTTGACGGTGGCTCTCGGTGAGGACATGTGTCAATCGAGGGACCTGTTGAAGTTTATCTGAGAGCCCGCTCAGATGTGCTCAAATCTCTTTTCGATGGCATAGATACTGTAGATTCTGCGGCTGCTTATCGCTTTGCTCTGCGTAATTTACAGAGACATGATGCTGTTCACATCACTAAGAGTGATGATGTAATAGCACGGGTTTTCAGTGATATGGTTTTGTCAAAGGCTGTTAGTGATTTACCTCAAGGACCATACAATGAGCGAACTGAACCTGCAATGCCGGTGGCATATGGGGATGAGAAGGGTGAGGGAGAAGTAGGATTGATTCATGGTGCTTGGCCTCAAATGAGCCCTACTCACGATTTAATGCCCACTCGCAACAGTGAACAAATGCCATATGGTAGCCACCACCCCTTTTCTGAATCTATTCACCCTTTACGAGAAGGAAATCATTTTGTTGAAGTCTTAAGGAATTATTATTTGAGACCAGACGCTCATACTGAATCTTTAGCAGAAAAAGAAGCCAAGGCAGAACTGGCACATCAAGAGCGGTGGAATAAATCCTCTGCTTTTGGTAACAGGTTTTTGGGGAATTTGGCAGACAACCAGTCTGCTCATGATTATTATGACACTGATTTTTTGAGATGGTTGAAAAGCAAAAACATCGGTTTGGCAGAATTGGATGCTGAAATGCAACACAATTTGCGTGAAGAACATTTCAATGACCGTGCTAAGCAATGGACTGATGGTGAGCATTATGAAGAAACTGTCACAAACCCAGAAACGGGTGAAAAAGAGATAGTTCGACATTCACGCAAACTTGGTTGGTTAGGATACAATTTCGGGCTTGAATTCATGCCACCGTCAAAGAGAACAGAAATTATTGGTCACCTTTGGGAGCACGGCTCTGATGGAGTAGAAGCAATACCTCATATGGCTGCTGCACGCCTAAAGCGCAATTGGATTACCCGACTTGCTGGTGAAAAAGATTGGATGATGCGTGCTGAAGATAAGCATGGACCGAATATAGACCCTCTACATGAAAAGATACATGGGGCCGGTGATGTGAATTTGAACACATATACTGATGCTGCTCAAAAAATTGATACCGAAGATGGTGATAGTATCTATGAGCGATTATTGGCCACTCATCGCTCTATGGTAGAAGACGAAAACGCCCCTTTACCCGGTTATAGTGGTGGCGAAAACTTTCATGAAAACGAGGGTGAAATCTTAACACCTCAATTATTCAACATGTTAGCAGGCCTAGATGAAGATGGGAATGTGTATGAACAAGGACAACACCCAATATATGGGGATAAATGGAAAGGGGCACATATCATAGACCCTTCTTTGGTTGAAGAGTTTCAAAATAAAGTGAAAGAGTTAGGTGGACATGCTGCTCGACAAAAAGATACTCGTGCTGCCTATTTAGCATATCAGAATTATTTAGGTCCTAATCTTGATTTTATTTTACGAGAGGGTGACCTTGATTATTATCAGGACGCTGGTAATCATTCTCGTACTTTTGCTTCACATTGGATGGAGCCCTTTTATGGGAGAGGAGGATTAGCAAGAGAGCCTGAAACATATATTGAAATGCTACATGATTTTTTGACAACAAAATATACTCCTTTAGAAGAAACCACAATTGGGGGACCAACACATCAATCATTATCACTCATCGGTCATGGGTTTCATGAAACACACCCAGAAGACCAAACAAAGAGAGGGCGTAAAGTATCAAGTTATCAAATGAAAGATATTTCTCAAGGGGGTTTAGACGTACCACAGAGGTTGAGAGAACAAGTTGCTTTGGGTGAAGATTTTACTCCTGATGATGATGTTGAAATGACTACTGGAACAACAAACGTGGAGGGTTTGTCTTCTAAAAGAATAGAAGAAGACTTGCCTATTATTGGTTTCAGGCCTGAGATGGCAGGATTGTTAGCAACACTACATCCCAGCGTCTATGGTACCAGATACACAGCAAAGAGACCAATAGGTATGAATCCTTTAGACCCAGAAGAAAAGGGTCAAGGGACCGTTGTTTTGAATCCTAAGTTTGCTCAACAAGTTCCATTCGGGAGGACTGCTTCAAGAGGGGGTTTAATCTTAGCACGACAACCAGTCATACATGGTGAAATGGACCCACATGAAATTCTTGATATGGGTGGCGCTTCGCACGCTTTTGTTGATGAAAACCACAATACTTTGGAAACACCTGAATTCACTAATACTAATGCCAGAGCCAAAATCACAACAACTCATGCTGGGGCAATGCAATCCAGATTAAATGAGGAGAGTTTTGGGAAGCGTGACCCAAGGATGTTTTTCGATGGCCATGGTAAAATGGCAGATGTGCATCATGCGTTACCTATAACAATAACACGAGATAACATGCCAGATAAAATAGCACACAGTTTAGTTTTGAGAACTAAGATGGGTAGCATCTATCCTCCCGGTGCCCCAATGGGAGGAAAAATATTACCAAATACACATTTCACACAACAAGTTATTGGTCCAGACGGGAAGAAAGCAAGGATGATGTCATTTGACAGAGTATCACCAGATAATCATGCAACAAATGACCCTGTTTTACATCATGAATTACAAGGACAAAAAGTGAGCCCAGACGGTATTGTTACTGACCCATTTGCTGAGCAACAGGGCATAGGTGCTGCATCTTACATTAAACAACACGATAAAGTCCTGTCAAAACATATGGATGCTATCACAAACATGGCTAAAAAACTTAGAGGTGATATGGAGGAAATAAGGCCTGATTTTTTTGAGCGCCACAAAGATAACCCGCAAGCATTGTTATCAAATGCGCTTCAATTATTCAGACAAGCAAATCTTGGTTTGTTCCGTATGCCTCACGAGGTACATGGTCAAATGGGACATAGTTTGAGTGGGACAGATGAATATGAACACGTGAAGGCCGCAGATAATCCTGCAGCGTTTTTGGCACAAGGTTTGAGTGAACATAAGGAAGGTATAGTTTCACAAAATATGACAGGCAAAGATATCATGGGAGTGCTTGGTCTTGATGTTTCAAATAAACACCATCAAGCAATTGCTCAAAGGGTACAATCTGCAATGCATAAGAAAGACCCGATGATGGCTATGACTGTTAGTGAAGCAATCAAAAGAGGGTTGTTAGGTGGTAAAGAACATGCAGAAGATATGGACCATATTGGAGATGGTTTGTTTGATATGATTGGGTCTCCAAAAGATAGGAAGAGTGATATCGCCCGTGGTCTTTCAGCCGCTGCTAATACAGTATTGAATACTATAAGAGGGGCAGGAGAAAAACATAGTCTTATTCATGTTCAGGCCCCATCACGAGACATTCCCACAGATAAAAGGGGTCAAAAAAGAGTGGAAGATAAAGAAGAAAGAGAAATGAAGCCCATTACTGCCAAAACAGGTAAGAAAACCAAAAACCAAAGAGAAAAAGATAAGATTGCTAGAGCGGCAAGAATTCTTGACAGTGTAGTTTTGTTTTCTCCTTCAGGAGAAGTAGAACCTATGAAACGAAAGAGTACAAAATATACATGGGGAGAGGCTCCTATTGATATACCTGAAGCAGGGGGCCACTCAATACATGATTTCTTTGATGGACCTCGTTTGAATTGGGGCTGGGGTATGTTACCTGATTATACTTTGAGATTGGGTAAAAACGGAAGTGTGGACATTGTAGACACTCCCGTAAAAGAGACTCCCTTGATGAGTGTGCCCAGTGGGTATTTATTTGATGTATTTCCTGAATTAGAAGGAATGTTGACAGGTGATGAGCATCTATCTCTTCCCAACGCCTTGAAACAAACCAAGCATGGGGAGTCGGCCCGTGATGTGCGGGCTCATGAAAAGTCAGTTGATGGTGGTAGGTTGTTTTACCATAGTGAAGAAACCGATACTCTTGGTCTATTAGACAATGTTTTCTTCAAAACACCTCGACCTGACCCCATTCTTCCTATGCATCGCATTTTCAATATTAATGATTTAGATTCTCTTCGTGGTTTCACAGGAGAGTGGGTTGTTACTTGTTGGCCAAAGGGTCAGCGTATTATGCTAACGAGGAAGGGAGATAATTTCACTGCTCAAACCACTCTTAATGAGAAAATAGAAGTTCCTAAGCAGGTACAGAAAGATGCAAAGAAATCCAGTGAGAAAGATTTCGTTCTTGATGGAATGTTGCACAAGAAGCGTTTCTATGTAATAGATGTGCTGAGAATTGAGGATGATGATGTTCATGAAATGAAGGCAACAGAGCGAGTTCGATTGTTAAGGGCCACTTTTGAGCCACATGAGTATTTCCAACCCCCCTCCCCCTCAACTTTGCGCACAACTGACGATGACGGCCTTGAGGATGCTATTGCTGAATTGGAACAACCTATTTTGTTAAGAGATGCTCAATCTACTTACATGCGTGGGGAATTAAGACATCCTAAGTGGGTCATTTTACAGAAAGGAAAGAAACTTGACCTCATCATTCTTGACCGCTCAGGAACTGGTCCTTATACCTATAGACTGGGGGCGGGCCCTATATTTGACACAGAAGGATTAGGCCCCCGAGCAGTGAAAACCAAGAAACATACTTACATGGATGTAGGGACAGTTTTCCGTTCACCGCAGCGTTATGAGATAGGACACACTGTGAAAGTCACTGTGGCTTCTGTTAAAGAGAAGAAGCAGAAAGGTCGCTCATTGTTTACTGTAAGAGGGGGGAAAGTGCATGGTGAGGGAGATGCACCAGCAAGCATTGAGACGCTTGGTATTTTAGCAAAATCTGCACCAGTGTGGACTCCTACTAAGGTTTCACTTGAAGAGAATTTCTTGAAGGTCGAATTATCCCATTTAGAAAATGATGTACTCTACAAGATGTATCCTAATGAGTTAGGAGTAGAATTACAAGAGCCACAAGTTTCTCTCCCTGACCAAAACGATAGCGATTACGTCATTCGTCTATGTGAAGCAACTCGTGATGATTGGGAACCTGTGGCCGCTGCTTTGCTCAAAAGTAAGAAGATAGCAGTTAAGATGTCTGAGAAAGACCGTAAGAAGTTGGCAAAACCACCTAAGGAAATTGATAACCCTGAGCCCCATGAACCATTCCTTGAACCCAAATTAGTACCGGGTACTTTCCATAAACCGACAGAGGAAGACTTGACTGTGAAGGCTGCATTATTGGCTGCGAAATTGATGGACCGTATTACAAAAGAGAGAATGGCATCAATTGGTATTGAGAGTTTAGCCATTAATTATGGAACAGGGGAGACTGCCCCACGTGGTCCTACTACTATTGATGGTGGGGCCACCATGCCTGATTGGGACTCTTCTGACAGTGAATATACTGATGAAAAAGAAGCGAAGGAAACGAGAGAAGAAGAAAAACGGAAGAAGAATGCCTCCGTATTAAATAGATGAGACATTTGCGCACATATGATAATATGTTAGACATGAGAGTACCTTTGCAAGATATTCAATTGTTGAAATCAGATGAACTCATTGTTGCTGGTTATGCAAGTGTAGAGTTGGTCGATAAGCAAGGCGACCTTATTACTCGTGAGGCATTGCGAGATGCTTTCAAGAAATATATGGCATCTCCTGAATATAGTAATGTACAGTTAGCACATTCTAACATACAGGTTGGTAGTGTTATCTCTGAATATGCAGACAGTCAAGGTAAGGTTTGGAAATCTGAGGTTGACGATGTTGGTATGTTTGTAGTCGTAAAGTTAAGGGACGACATAGAAAAGGCACGAGAAGTCGCTTCAGAAATAAGAAAGGGAAATTTGCGTGGATTTAGCATCGGTGGCCAAGCGTTCAAAAGAATGAATAAATCTGATTCTAAGCATGGAGATTATCGTGAAATCAGCAAACTGGAACTCCATGAAGTTACAATTTGTGAAAAAGGCATTAACCCAGAGTCAACCTTCCGTATTATTAAGGAAGACGTTAGCAAGGGGGAGCATATGACAGCCTTGGACGAACTATCTGACGTTCTCAATCGACTGGAAACTCGCCTCGATTCTATGGAAAAGAGTGACGAAGTAGAAAAGAAAGCCCCTCCCTTCGTTGAAGAAGTGGAAGAGGTTGATGAGAAAGACGCCAAAGAAGAGAAGAAAGAAGAAGACAAAGATGAGAAAAAGAAATCTGATGATGAGTTCATCAGTGAAGATTATCTTAACTTCCTAGAGGGAGTTGCTAAGTCTGCTAACTATGATGTAGACAAGGCACGAGCCCACTTCGCTGACCCAGATTCAATGGAGAAGGCACAACTTGGTGGATTCGACAACCCAGAATCCGTAGATGGTGCTGACTACTTTGCAGGACAGGTCAAGGGACGAGCCCAAGAGAGTGGCTCTCCTTCAACCAACGCTATCAAGAACATGGGCCTCGGTGGCAGTGATGAGATGCAAGCCAAGAAAGGCTTCCTCAGCCCAAGTGATGTCACCGACGCAGACATCGAGAAAGCCTACGAAGTCTACAAGGCTGCAGCCAATGAGCAGCAGTTCAAAGAGAACCTCGGTGGCTTCTTCTCCCAGAGACTCGCAAAGGAGAACCAAGAGGCACAGGAAGCCCAAGCCCGACAGTCCTTCGATGCTCGTGCACCTCTGGCTGACATCACCAAGGCAATCGAATCTCTCTCCGAGAGAATCGACAACCTTTCCTCTGAGAGCACCACCATCCAGAAGTCTGGTGGAGCACCTCTTTCAGAAGTACCAATCCCTGAGACCACAGAATTGGCAGGAATGTCATGGAGTGAAGTCCATGACCTTGCTAACCAAGTTATCAGGAGGGAATGAAAATGGCACGGAACTACGTAAGGACAGTCACAGATTTGGAACGCTACTACTACGGCGCAGGCAACGCAATGGGGTATTCATACTCCGGTAGTGAGTTGCTGAAGGCAGACAGCCCAATGCTGTCGACCACAGCAGGTACCTACCAAGCCATCTATGGTCGCAAGGTCTGGAGCCAACTGAACCAAGAGTTCAACGCTTTCAGTATTCTACCAAAGAAGCCATGGGACCGAAGCGGTTGGAGGGTCATCACGGCCAAGCCCAATGCAGGAACTGTCCATGGTGGAGTAGCAGAGAATGCAACACTCCCTGACACGGTTCGCCCAACATTCCAGAATGTTGGTGCAAAGCCAAAGACGATTGCTCACACCTTCGACATGTCGGAGACTGCCATCTTCCTTGCTGACAAGGACGATGGTCTGGGTGACATCCGAGCAGTCATGAAGGAAGAAATGGGCAAGCACCACGCTGAGATGGTGAACAAGATGCTCTTGACCGACGTGACCACGGTTGCTGGGAACAATTTCGAGTCCCTTGACCGAGTTACAACTGGAAACACCTCGATGACCTCTGGCACGCACTACAACGCAGCCGATGAGGACATCTACAGCATTGACCGCAGTGCAAACACGTGGGCCTTCGCTGAAGATGAGGCAGACTCTGGTAGCGCTAACAGAACCCTCAGCCTTGACCACCTCGACAACCTCTTCCAGCAACTCTGGACTCGTGGTGGCAACCCGAAGGTTATGCTGACGGGATACGACACACTGATGAGAATCCAACAACTCCTCCAGAGCCAGCAGCGCTTCATGGAAGAGAAGAGAGTGGTCCCATCCTACAATGGTGTACAGGGTGTACCCGGCGTCGAAGCCGGATTCATCGTGGCTACCTACAATGGGGTCCCAATCATCCCAACCAAGGACATGCCAAGTGATGGAATCAGCCGTATCTACTACCTTGACACGGACTATCTTTGGTTTAGCACAGCAATTCCAACCCAGTACTTTGAGTCTGGTATTGAGACTGGTGACCCATTCGGTATCAACCGACTTGGTCAGGAAGGTCTCTACCGAACAATGGGCGAAATCTGGTGCTCTTTCTTTGGAGCACAAGGGAGCGTGCGAGACCTGCAGTGAGGGTTGTGAAGAGAGAAAAAAAAAATGGAGATGAAAAATAATGGCACATAGTAATCTAACAGTCACGACCACCTATCTTGACATTGGTATCCACAACGGTGCCCCTGTCAACTATCCAAACGCAGATGGAACAGTAGCAGCGAACACGCTCTGGCAGCGAGGACCTGCAGGAACCGCTTACCCCGGAAATCTGGACGCTTTCACTGCATCCAACACCGAATCCACGGAAGACAGCCACCAACTACGACTTATCTCAGTCATGGTAACTGGTGACACTGGAACGACCCAAGCATTCGATGTCAATGCATACGACAGCAGCCTCAACTACATCTACGCTGTTGTCTCACTGATTAACAACACCGATACTGATGAGTCCCTTTTGGCTGCTGCCACAACTGTGGCACACGAATCTGGCACTCTGACTTTCACTGTCGGTGGCGCAACAGATACGACACTCATCACCCTCATCGCAGGCTGAGGTGGCTAAATGGCCACTGTGACGTATCTGGGTCCACAGTATTCTCGTGCTGCCTTTGATGGCAGGGAATGGCTGAGGAGAGTCCCAAGAGAAGTCAGTGAACAATGGGTGAAAGACAACGCAATACACTTGCGAGCAGATTGTTGGCAAGTCGAAGGAGTGAGTCTTGATGATGTCCCAGCCCCAGTGGTTGAAAAAGTAGAGGAGGTCGTAGAAGATACCTCGCCCCCTGCATCAGACGATGATGGCATCCCTGATAGCGCATGGACTCGGGCACAAATACGTGAATGGTTGTCTGAAAATGAAATTTCAGTTCCAAGGACCTATACAACCAAGGCAAAATTACTCTCACTGGTGGAGGAATATCTAAATCCAAAGCCCGCTGAGGAACAAATAACGGAAACGGAGTGATAGAAAATGGCATATGCGAGTACGACTGATACAAGAGTGCATGTTCTTGGTGACATGCTTATGGTAACTGGAACATTTACGGATGGAGGGACTGAGGTTGATTACAGTCAATTCCTTTCTACGGTTTATGCTGCAGGTGGACATCTAACTTCTATCACTGACACTGGCATCAAGGTGAACGGTGGTAACGTGGCCGCTGGTGACACTGTGTTGACTGTTGACACTGTCGAAGCCAGAGAACACTTCGCTGCTGGTCAAACAGTTTACAACTCCTCTGGCACCCGCCTTGGAGTCATTGCTTCCGTTGACAGCGACACTCAAATCACTCTGGCAGCACCCGGTCTTACGACTGGTCACGCTAACAACGAGAACTATTACGTCATGGGCGCAAACAAGCCTTCAGAGACTCTGATTTCAACATCTTTGGATGTGTCCATAGACCAAACCAACAGCCTCATCCTTTTCGAGTGTGGAAACCGTTCAGCCACAAGCACAGCCTCTGTTGAAGATGGTCGCTGGTGGATACTGGGAACACGCTGATTGGGGTGAAGATTTGTGGCACTTGACGCATACACTTTCTCTTACCCGCCAGTAATGGCTCATCCGTCAGGGATACTCGTCAACAACGCTGCTGGTTATAACAAGGGTCACACAAGTGCAATGACTGTATCTGTTGTAGACGCTACTACGGTTTTCAAAGCAAACGCTGCTCTTTACAAGATATATATCAAAAATGATGCAGGTGCCTTCCTTTTTGTGGGGAAAGTTACCGCTGTTGCTGACGCTACTACAATTACTGTTGGTGGGGGGCTTCTCCATGCTTTAACTCACCTTGATGAATTATATGTCGAACTTGATGCAATATTTAACAAAGAAATGGCTGAGCGTGGAGTTACCAATAATGGTAAAGTTGTTGCTTTTGAATCGGATGTCATTCGTGGCAAAATGACTTACACAATCTTGTATGATACGTGATAAACATGGAGCAGGCCGAATTCGATTTGAAGGATATTGAACGCTTACAAAAGCGTGGTATTCGTCAAGCCGAATCACAGGGAGCCGCTGTGGCCCCTGAGGGAGAGCGAGACACTCTTCCGGGCTGGTTCACGAAGAAGAAGCAACGATATAACAAAATCAAGGATGTTCTCAATATTGGTAGCGGCACAAGGTGTACAAATTGCGGGCTGCTTCATTTCTGTTGGGTAGATACTTGTCGTGGTTGCAATCGTGCTATGGATTTCAATCTTGGACATCGAGACGATGAGGTGAGATTATGAGTAGAAAAATATTGGTTAAAGCAAGAGAGGTCAAAGTAGGCCATCAGAAGATTGAGTTTCAACATAACAAAAAGGGACCATGGCACAGTTCGATTGCTGATGTTTGGACTAATAGTAAGAAAAAAGGAGATTTGAAAGTCAGTCACCTCATGAATCGAGACCATCCTAAAACAGAAAAGCCTTTCACGGCAGATGAATTGTTGGGTAAGAAATCAAGACACGGTATTCGTTTTGTGGGCGGTCCTAATAGTGCCGTACAAGAAGCATACCCACATCACAGTCTGGGCGGGGCCGACGAAGGTACTCCTTCTGTCCCATCATCTTCGGAAACCTCCACACCTAACTCTGGCTCTGCTCAGACACCTCCTGATTCTGGACAAGATGATGGGCAAACGTCATTAAGGAATTTTGGGTTGGAAATAAAGATGCTGAAGTCACATGCTCTCGGATTAGCCGCCGCTTGGGGAGAATTAGTCAAGGCTATTACTCCTGAAAATCGTGAATTTGAGGCACTCCGGCCTTATTTAGAAGCCAAAATGTCAGATTTGTTACGTCAAGGATATACTGAAGATGAAGCGGCACAAATACTGTCACAAGAAATAGATGTGCCATTTGAAGAATATCAAGGCGATAAGCAGACAATAACTCCACCTGTTCCGGCCCAGTCACAAATGAGAGGGGATATCAATCGTCAATCAGCACTTCAAGCAGCACGTGAAGAGGGAGGAGAAGCAAGAGGACGCCTGTCTCCTGAGGCACGAAGGGCATTTGAACAAGGACAGATGTGAGGGCAGTGAATGCCCAAAGTGTTTAGTCCCGGCGAGCCAGAAGTTCGTCCCTTATATCCAAGCGAAGTAGTCTATACTACTGCTGCTAAAGTAGGGGAATTATTGGAAATAGGACCCGGTGAAGCAGTCGCAGTCAGTGCTGATTCAGAGTCTGATAGAGTCTATGTCACAGGTGCAGATTATCGCAGTCATGGCTTTGCAGTCAATGATACCATCCTTATTTACAGCGACGCTCAGGCATTGGGAATAGAGAAGACCATTACATCAATCGCAGAAGGTGGCTCTAATGGAGTTGCTTTGTATTTCACAGGCTCTTTCTCTACTTCAGACTACCAAAGTGCCGACAACACATATGTGCAAAACCAAGCACCTTTCACGAATGGTAAAATCCGTGGACCGAAGAAGAGCCATGTAGAAAATCTGATTTTGCGCTATCAAGATATCATTGATAACAAGACACACAATGCTTGGAGACCTTATCTGGTCACTGCAGAATATCTCAACTTCGATACTTACAAGCCCTATAGGCGTCGATATTACACTGATTATGTGGGCACAGTGCCTCTATTGTTCCGTAATATACAGCAGATGCTTAGACTTGAGTTATGGCAAGGTGATGATTATCGTGAAGTGGCAGCAGCAGAAGTGCGTGTAGAAGTTTCAGATTATACAGTATTGAGTGGAGATTCATTGTATCTGAGCCCCGGTAACGGCTCTGTGGGAACATTGACGGTGGGTACAGGCACAACAAATTGGCGCTCAGATTTTGACAAAGTCACCACTGCTCAGAACATTGCTGACCTCATCAATAAGGAAGACAGGGTGGGTAAGACCACTGTGGCCTTTAGTCCAAACTTTACATTAGAAGGCTCTACAGATAATGTGGCCGTAGACAATGAATTCCTTGCTACTGCTAACTCAGATTATGGTGGTGGGAAAGTCAAAATCACATCTATGCGTGATGGTGCTTCTGGAGAGACATGCACTATTGCTACCACTGATACTACAGGATTGACAATTAGTGGTGGCTCAAGTGTGAGCACAACTAGCACCTCAGTTTCGAGCACAACTGTGAACGTGGCAAGCACGAGTGGTTTTGTGGAGTCAGGTGGATTGATTCAAGTCGGTCAAGAAGTTCTTTCCTATACAGGTACAACTGACACCTCCTTCACAGGCTGTGCGAATGTGAGTGGTACTCCTTTGACCACACTCAATACTTCGGGCACTACTGCATCCCAGACCAAGTTCCAAGTTGACTTCCAAGGGGGCACAAGTGTTGGAGACCACGCTCGTCTTCGTGATTGGTGGTTGGACCCAGAATCAGGTATTGTGTACTTCAATAATTCATATCCTTTCTTTGAGTGGAATGCGGTCAAAGCATCGTATATCTATGGTGAGCGATATCTGGAAAAGGCCATTGAAGATGCTTGTACTAAGTTAGTGGCGGCTGAGTTGCTCATGAGTGACGACAGAAGTGTGCTCATACCTGAGGGGACACAAAATGTTCCCTTGGCTAACAAAATTGCGATGTGGAAACAGGACGCTGAAGCCATCCTCTCACGTTATACTGAGATGGTGGTGTTTGAGTGACCCATCCTGAAATAGAACGTATGATTGATGACCCAAGATTGTTTGACCCTGTCAAATATGTTGAGTTGCAACCTCTACAATTTAGAAATGATTTTCAGAAGTTGGCCGATGACATTAATCCTATGAATGTGGAAGGATGGCCAGAAGACGTTATTGATGAGTTAACAAGCGTTCCTAAGAATAAATATGAGCGTCTTTTACAGATTGAAAAAGAGGCAATACAATCAGTGGGACCTGAGAGAGAATTGACTGAGACTGAAATGGAGAGGGCTGAAAAGAATGTTCGTTTGCAAATGTTCAATACTAACATGGAAGTCCGAAAACTATCCCAATACATACAGGGAGAATTACGCAAACTTCTGACGTGATAATATGGTATCTGCAGCACTAGAGAGCATTCCTGCCTTGTTGGGGGTTCTTGATGATTGGAATCGGGCGAACAGTGACAATCTCACACCCATTATTCAAGACATTGCAGAGGTCACACCAGAGCGTGGGAAGAGGATTGACCTCCAAAGAAACGATTACGTGCTCTTGTATGAGACCGCTCACAATGAAGAGGCTCCTGAGTTGCTCTACGATTTCGTTACGACTCGTATCAACATGACAGTAGATATCCGCACCATCCATAGCAGGGGACGTTTGCGCAAACTTGAGAACGAATTCAGGCGACTTATTCACACAAAGCGCAAAGGAGACGGAGAAAACTATGACAGATTATTGTTCAAATCACGCACTGACCTGTCAGACAGGACGAAAAGGCTCTTTCGTATGACTTTTCAAGTCGAGATTATCACATTTGCAGAAGAGATACCGTAGAATTGAAATGCTGAGCCATTCTGAGAGGGACTGATATGCCATCAACTGTGTACAAAGGCGACCTTGCTGAGGTGACATTCGGCCACGAGACTGGTATTGTGTTAGAACATGGTAAGCCTACTAATTTGGTTTTTACTGGGGCAAATAATGGAGATGGTACATCCACCATTACGCTTAGTGGGGACCCCGGATTTGCAACTACTTTGACATCTGACAGTGTTGCTGCTCAATTAAAATATCCTAAAAACATGCTTGTGGGGGCTCGTGTTCGATTTATAGGCAATGCTTCCAGTAGTAAATATGCGTTAGATGATTATGCGAATACAGGAAATGTGTACACAATTGTTGAGAATGTAGGAACAACTATCAAAGTTACACCAGAATTGAAAGGAAATACTTCTGGTACAGTGGGTGCTTCAGGCGCTAATGATGAAATGATAATCGACTCCTTTGGAGTTCCCACAATAGATACTGTTGAGGACAATATGACTTACAATAGTAATGCTGCTACTTCAAAAGAAAGCATTCTCACTGACCAATTCCTTGGGCTTGCGGGAACTGTGACACTCCCCGAAACCAAGGCTGATATCAAGCGATACCACGTGGTTGGGCTTGGTCGAGATGTCGCTGTTCAGGCACCGGGTAAGTTCACCTATGAGGGTGGCTCATTTGAGATAGCCATGCACAGTGCTCGGTGGTTGTATTATGCTCTTGGTGGTTTAGTGACTTTACCTACTCAAAGACTGTCAACTTCAGCCATCACTGTTTCAGGTAGAACAACTGCGACAGCGTTGTCACCCGGAGATACTCGTATTGAGTTGAGTGATACGGTTTCTGGGTGTAATATGGTAGATGGTAGTGGTGCACCAGCCGTTGGAGATTATGTATGGATAAAAGAAGTTGAAGGCACAAGTGGGGCCAATCTTCTTCCTCTCATTAGTCACACAAGTGTAGACTTTTCGGCTATTGCTGCTGCTGGTAGTGACCCTGCTCGTTATTTTGGTCATACTATTGAAGCCACAGGGGTTTTGGTGGATGAAGGTTCAAATTTTGCTTTAGGTTCATCTAGCCCTTTGACTGTGGACACAGTCGACGCTACTACAAAATTCAGTATAGGAGATACTGTTTATGATTCTGCTGGAAATGAAGTTTTAGTGGTAAAAACAGTAAGCGCCACAAGTATCACATTTGATGGTACTACCACTCGTGCTTTGAGTAATAATGATAATTTATATCGTTCTTTACCATATGAAGCATATAATGAAATTCATGATGATGCTGGTAGTCGTTTTGATGCTGCTTTGAAACATGAAATGCGACGTATTACTGCTATTGATGCAAATCACATTTATCTAGACGACCCATTGAGTTTTGCACACGATAGTGGTAAAGTTGTGTATTTCTTTGATTATGAGGAAACTGGGGAAGGTGCCCCTGCTTTTGTGACCACTGCTGGTTCATTCGGTCAATTAACTAATCCTGTACATCATGTTATGTTTACTAATAGTGAATTGCCTTCATTTTGTCTTGAAACAAGCATTCGTAAGCGTGATGTGGGGTCTTATAGTCAAGAAGATAGCGCAGGGGCCCCTGATTCTGCTACAGACACTGGCCAACTCACTCGTGTGTTCCGTGGATGTAAAGTTGGCTCTTTTACAATCTCAGCAGATACAGATGCTGCTCTCAAAATGACAGTTGGTTTTAATGCAGCACATTGTTATACAGACACTGGTCGTTTAGAAGCAAGCAATCCCGGAGACCGCTTTAGTGCACATCGTATGTTTGAGAACACCGCTAACACAGATGTTGCTCGTCTTGAGTCAGGTATTGGGGTTAAAACCCAAAAACCATTTTTCTTCTATAATGGCTCAGTGAGTGTTGCTGGGAAATCAGTGGCACAAGTGACGAACTTTTCTTTGACAGGGAATACAGGTGTGACACATGTTCACACAATTGGTAATTCACCAGTTACTACCAATGTAAATACAACAAGTGGTTTGAGTCTTGACCAAGTACCATTTGGTGGTTCTCGCAATCCAAGCATTGCTGTGGCAGGGAAGGCGACATATGATTTGTCGATGGAAATCATTACTGATGACCCAACCTTTTTCCATCATATGAGAGCCACTGATGAGTTCAACACTCGTACAGGGACGAGTAAAGATGGTATCAAACTCTCATTCACAAAACAGGGTAGTAAGAATCCCCGAGAGCGTATGACAATTCTCATTGATGAGTACTATATTGCAGAAGCACCACTACCTATACCTGAAGACAAAGGTATGATTCGCAGTGCTCTGAAAATTGTACCACAGACTATCAAAGTGATATCAACAGATACAATCTTCCATTATTGAGGAATAATATGCCAAGAATCTATCTCAACCCATCAACTGCCCGAGCAATGGCTAAAATAGGCGTAGAAGAAGAGGAATTGATGGTGCCTGAGCCTCCAGTTTTGGAGCAAGAGGTTGATGTGTTTGACCCAGAAGCAGGTAAAGTCACAGAAGACCCATTCCCAGATAACATCACAGATTACGAATCCATGACCTACAATGATTTGAGGTCGCTCTGTAAGGAGCGTGGCTTAGATGCCACAGGGACAAAGGTCGAGTTGATTGCTCGATTACAGGCCGACGACGCCCCCTCGGAAGAGATACCTATCTCAGAAGAGGCTGCAACCGAGGCCTCGGACGCCCCCTCGGAAGAGATACCTATCTCAGAAGAGGCTGTGTCCAACGAAGAAGAAGAACCGGAAGGTGAAGTAAGTGAGTCGGAAAATAGTGGAGAAGAGCAGCCTATTGGCGAAGAAGAGTGAAGAGAGAATAGAGATTGAAGTTGGTGATGACGAGATACTCGTCGTCTATGTCAAGCCTCTGACGTTTCTCGATTTGCAGTACGTAGTTGAGAATGTTGTTGATGTCGGAGGCGATAACGCTTCTTTCAATATTGGTAAATTCTTTGATTACGCTTTGTCTAATTGGATTATTCGCACTGAGCCCGACTTGACAGTTGATGATATAAAGGCCCTACCAGCAGAGATTGGTCAAAAGATAATCATGGCATTACCATCATTGGAAGACATTGGTGAGGCACTATCGTCGGGGTTTCGGAATTAAGGGTACAGTCTTATCGTAAACAAATGAGAGGAGTAGTAGAAGGCGAAGATAAGAACATGGCTGTATCAATGGATGTGTGGGCATACATGGTAGCAAAACACTATGGCACATCACTCCAAGCGGCATTTGAAATGGATTATGGTATGTTCATCAAAGCCGCCGAGTTAGCAACTGCAGCACAAACTGTTCAAAGTGAACAACAAAAGAAGCAGGAAAATCCAAAGCAAGACGTCATCCCTCTTGATTTCGTCTTCCTTGACGAGGAGGATGACTGATTATGGCCGGAGCATTAGCGTTAGGTATGGCAATAAAAGGCACTGCTAATTTTATACTGAAATTAGTTGAAGGAATCGGTAAAGGCATGAAAGCCATTGGAAAATGGCTTGGGGAAAAGAAAGATGCTGTATGGCAGAAATTCAAAGATATTGGTAATTGGTTTAAGGAAAAGGGGGATGCCATCAAAGAATGGTGGTCGACAAATGTCACTCCTAAAATTGATGCCGCCAAAGAAAAATTAGGGGAACTTTTCCTTCCTTTATTGACGTTTTATGATGAAAAAATCAAACCTATTGTAGATTGGTTCAAGGGATTGAAAGACGACCCACCAAGTGCTGGTGAAGTCTTTGCAGGCATGAAGACGTTTTGGGATGAAAAAGTCAAGGAGCCCATTATAGATAAGTGGAATAATTTTGTCAGTAGTGCTAAAGATTTAGGCTCTGCAATAAAGGGCAATATAAGTGAAAAGTGGACGAAAGTCACAGAATGGTGGGACGGTTTCAAAGAAGGGGCTGTAGACCTCAAAGACAAAATCGTAGGTGGTGCTGCTGCGGGTCTATCTAAAGCGATGGACTTTTGGGAAAATATCAAAGGAGGGGCTGTAGACCTCAAAGACAAATTAATGGGTAAATTATCAGGTGCTTGGGCATCAATCAAAACGCTATGGGATGCATTAACTAATCCAGAAATGCGAGTTGACCTTGTTCAAAAATTCAAAGATGCCTTACCTGAACCTATACAAAAATTGATAAATTTATGGAACACTATGCAGGAAAATGATATCAGTCTTGGTGATATCTTCAAGGGTGCTATACCTGATGCATTACAAAGTGTCATAGATTTCTTTGGAGGGCTTTTCGATGATGCCCAAGAAGGAGGAATCGGTTATGCTCTCAATAATGCTTTTGAAAATTTAGTTGAATCTTTGAGAGAACCTATCAATAATTGGATAATAGACCCCATCAATTCTCTTATGGGCTATGACATACCTGTTATTGGTCCTATGCAAGACCTACCGGGGTTGAGTAGTTTCTTCCCACTTACAGCGTTGGCTGAAGGTGGTATTGTTAACAGCCCCACACTGGCATTGATTGGTGAAGCAGGTCCTGAGGCCGTGGTGCCTCTGAATAGTCAAGGAAGAGGTATGGCTGGGGGCAATCAGACATTCAACATGACATTCAACTTGTCAGGTATCACTGACCGCACAGATAAGCGCAAACTTGCCCAAGATGTGAGTCAAATGATTAAATCAGAATTAAGACGTAATGTTGGTTCCACATCAGTAAGGGGTGGTTTGGTATGAGCGCTGCGGGTACTCCAATACGATTAGTGCAAGAAAGTGGCCGCCGTATTGAGTTAATGGCCACAGATATTCAAATCACAACAACTCGCAAAGTGGGTCAAATGGCGTTAGGTAATACAGGAAGTAAGCGCTTTGGTATGGATAGAAACAAGAATAATTGTGCCATTGTGGTGGCAGGAATCATCACAGATGATAGAGAAGATAGCGCAGTTCAAGGACCAACCTGTTACATTGATTGGGGCGATGCTTCAGCAATGATGGCTGTTGGGGACTCTTTATTCAGGAAGGACTCTACAACTGGGATTGCTGATTTTCGTGAGAATTTTGACAAACAGTTGATAATAATCAAAAACGCTGATGAGACAGAATTTGTTATACGTCTTCTTGATGATGGTACTGGTACAGATAAAGCGGTAGTAACCACTTTATCAGTCACAAACCATAGTACTGGGGGTAGTGCTAATTTGGATATTATTGACATCCGTATGCAGAATTTAGTAAATGGTACTTCTACTTCAAAAAACCTCACTGATATAAACAATTGGAAAGATGATTTCATAGACCAAATAGTGGCCGCTATCAATAATAGTGGTTTAACTCTCGATAATGGATATAGTGGTACCACGACCATATCTGCACATTTCACTGCGGTAAAAACAAAAAGTGCTAAAGCGCAGAACGAGGATTGGAGGATAGAAATCACAGCAGATAGCACTGCAGAAATATTGGGTGCTACCCCTGCTGTTGGGGCAACAGGGAGGAATAAAATAAAGGGTAGTGACGGTGTTACGTACAAGATACCGGGGCCCAGCCAATATAAAAATACCAGTCGTCGCTGGACACCAACAGTAGGGAGATTCAATAATAGAGAAATTGGTTATATGAGCGGTAAGAGGTCTGCTGGAGATAAAGTGCAGGACCTTGTTGGTATTTTGAATAATAGCGATAATATGGGCCTGATGGGGTTTTTCCGAGAAATTGGGGCAGGGATTATGAAAGGAATCAGTTTATTGCTGCCTGATGGTATGGATAGTAATGGGAATAGGCCCGGCGTGGCTATGGATTACATCATGGCTATTGAGATTCCTTTCAAATCATTTGTGAACGCAACATCAGGCCAAGAGTCAGATGTGCGTGTATTCCATATGCCAACAGGTAATACTATCCGACCGGGGCAAAAAGGAGCAGATGTTGCTCTACAACCCGGTGATAAAACCACAAATAGGGAGGGAAAATGGTCAGGAAGAGGGAATGACCAAGACCAAAATATTGGTATTGATGGGGCTGTACAGAGTTTTGATGTGAATTATGCAGGTGGGGAAACTGTGTATAATTTCACTTTGACATTTTTACCCATAGATTGGTTGTTCTAATATGCCAGCAGTAGGTCGTAGTAGTCATGCGTTGCGCTTTAATGGTGTAAATGATTCATTAGTTATACCTCAATCTAGATTTGCAAAGACTGGTGCTCCTACAAATTTGGGTAAAAATGATAGTAGTTTATTGGGCCAAACATCAGGAGGAGAACAAGTTCGACGAGGTGGCACCACCAATCGTGAAACTTTCACCATGGAAGCATGGGTTAAACCCGATTGTGGAGGTGTGATTGCTGAAAAAGAAGGCGTGTTCAAACTTCAAGTGGGGTCTGTGAGTGCACCGGGTCCTATTATTTGTGAAATGCACATAAACGACACTGGTGGTGGCGGTCAACGCATATCAGTGGCTACTGCTTCAAAAAATACGGATAGAACTAGATGGGAAGGTATTATTTTTCCAAGACATAATGTAGAATATATGCATGGCTCTTTCAATGAATTCATTTCAGGCAATGATGAATTTTCATCTCTTTCTTCTCATGCCCGTGAGTTATTACATATTACTGCACAAATACGTCCACCGAATCTTAGCCTATATGTTAATGGAATAATGATGGCAAGGACAACTGTTTCAGAGCAGATGGTGATTGTAGATAATGACAATGACCTCTATATTGGTGGTAAAGGGGGACAGTTTAGGGGAGACATAGAGGCTTTCCATATACGAAATAGAGCACATGCTTCAATGCGAGAACCTTCTGGCTGCTATGTGTCTGCTGATTCTTTAGGATTATGGAGATTTGAAGAGCCAGTGGTGGCTGAATCGACTATTTTTAACAGCGGTACTTTTGGTATTGACCCCAGCGGTACTTCGACAGGCATTACTATTACCACAGCACAGGCTCAAAATCTTGTTAAAATCATTACAGGTAAAGACTATGATGCCACAACCAATAGTTCTGTGACATTAACAGATGCCCCTTATTCACAAGGTAATTACAGTGTGGCTGACCGTGCCAGTACACCCGGCACTGATGCCACAATAGCCATTGCCCACACTCCTTACAACATTCTTTTCAATCCTGATTGTATTAATCGGACCACATATGCACCAAACCGAAAACCCCCAGAGCGTTTGAGATTATTAGCAGTAAATGGCACCACGGGTGTGCTCACAGTTGAGAGTATTCATTTGGACTTTCGTTCAGATAACACAAATGGGAACAACCCCCGACGTGGTCTTTTACATGGGCGAACGGCGAATGTAGACGACCACTTCGTATTAGTGTCTGGAGATTTGTTAATTGATGGTGGTACTGGTAAGCCTTACCAACCACCACACTTTGGTTCTCAAGCCATTGACAGGGCAGGACAAATGTGTATTGATGAAAGTCCAAATGGCTTACATGGTTTTGTTTATTCTCCTCAAATGGCCACTACCACTAACAGTGATGATAGTGTGGCAGCAACAGCCGAGATTACTATTGTAGACCAAGGCAGTGACACTACAGATATTGATGAGTTAGATGGTGCAGATGGATTCACTCTAACTGACACTGCCGGTACCGCTAGAGAATATATTTTCGATAAAACTGGCACTAAGGGAGCAACAGGTGCCTCCCACGCTCATGGGATAGTCATACAAGTTAATGGACTTAGTGCGGCATCAGACGTAGCCAGTCAGGTAAAAACTGCCATATTGAGCGCTAATGGGCATAATGGCACAATAGAAGCCATACTCACCGAAGATACTTCTGCGGTGACAAAACCAATGAGTATTGTTAGTTTGACACAAAGTGTAGCAGGTGCTGCCGGTAATGTTACTATAGCACCGGGTAGCACCCCTACGCCGAATTATATCACATATTCAGGCTTCACTGGTGGAAGAGACATAAGTAACACATTGGCGGTAGAATGGGATAGCACCCTTCCTACAGAGTTTCAAATGGGCCATGCTGGAAGACATGCACTTACGGCGGTAGATGGGCATCATTATCTTCGTGGTTATCCACATGCCGATAGAGAGGTTGTCTCTCAATCAGTTGATGGGACTGGAGATTTGATTACTTTAGAATTCAATGCTGCCCATGAAGGTTTGAAAGAACATTTACCTACCAATAGTCAAATTGATGTTTATCATGATGCGTTTAGAGCGGGCGCAAGTGGGGTAAATGATGAATCTACAGCCTATCAAGTGATTCATAATGGTTTGACCGCAGATTCTGTGCGTAAACTCATTGCTATTGGTGGTGTAAGTGGTTCCAATGAGTTTGACCCTCGACCATTTTTGTTGCGCTCACCAATGGTAGAAAATATGGATAATGTTGACGCAACAACACGAACTCAACATTTGAAGCCTGCAGATACGAGAATAGCCCTTTTACATGTTTCAGCATTATCTGCAAGAGGACTTGCACCTTATGTGGAAATACATTACAATGCCGTAGATTTAACAGGAGCATCAATGGGTTTGAGTGCACCATGTTTATTGGTTGAAAAAGTTCTACCCCCAGAAACCACTGTTCTTGATGATGGTGACTCAATACTTGACAAAATCACAAGTGCTGTTTCATCTGGTGCATCAATGATAGCACCCGGTGGTCTTCTTGTATTAGGGAGCGTGAAAACAGGTGGGTCCTTCATTCATGTAGATGAGTCTCACGCTTTACAGGGCGACGATACAGGAGGGACAGAGGTAGACGATATTTTCGATGAAAGTCGCACTCCTCCTAATTACACCCCTGCCACAGATAGTGATGAGCCAAACACTGGTCCACAATTAGTGGCAAGTAAAGATGGTGCTTCTACAACTCATACTTCCACCTATAATCGCTTAGTGGTAACCCCAGAAACCAGTGTGTTGAAAGGACAATTAACAAATCCAGATGCTACTTCAGATACTCGTGCAGCAAACGAAACCTCTACAGGTACTGGCGTACCAGATGTTGGCCCTAGTCCTGTCGCTTCACATGTTTTTGAAACATACGACATTATTGACAACCTCGATACTTCAGGCAATGAGGAATTAATGACATTACTTGTTCATCCAAGCGACCGTACTCGGAGCGCACAACTGCGTAAAATAGACATAGGCACAGGGACAACTGGTGCAGAAGTCAATGTGTGCGCTATTCAATATTTCATGAGTAGAGGGCGCATTAAATCAATTGAACAAAGTGAAACAGATGATGCAAAGGTTACCTTAGAAGCAATTGGTATCATGAATGACCTTGCTCAACGCAATGTTGATTTTGAGGGTAGAGGGTCTCCTGATTCTCATGTAGTCAAGGAAATCATGCCGGGTGCACCTGTTGTTAGTGTGACATTGGGTGGTCCGGGTCAAGGTGCCGTGAATACAAAACCTACGTGGGACCCAAGCCCCCTTGCCCGATTAGGTTGGAATACACGTCGTGATTGTGCGGCTGTGGTAGAGGTCACTAATGGTAGTACAACGATAGATGTTGTACCACTCAACAATGAGGCTGGAGACCTTGCTAGTTGGGGAACATATTGTTTCCCATTACGAGGGCGTGTTTATACTGCTAACGGTGAGTCGGCATATTACAATTCTAAAGATGGGAATACGTTCACCTTCAGCGCAGGTGCAGGGAATTTTCTGAACTCTCAAGGTCAAGAAGTGGATACGTTTGGTAATTGGGTTACCGCTACTGGTCTTGCGAAGGGGGCATTATTGTTTGTCGATGACCAGTTTAGTGAAGACAGTGTTTGTGCCGATGGTACTACAATCAATGACC